CTACTGATTTAGATGCAACGAACGTTGAACATGATTTGTTGCACAAGAATTTGTCGTTAGCGATTGTTGCTTTGGAAACGAAACTGGGGATCACTGACTCAAACGCTACTGCCGGTACTTTGTTGAAAGGTACGGGTTCTGGTAGTTCGGAGTGGTCTTCTACGTTGCCTGCTGTGACTCTTGGGGGAGCTGTCACTGGCGGCGACCAGGTTATGTCAACGGTTACGCATAAGGATTATTCCGAGACTGTGTATGCCGGTGGTAATACTGGTGCGACTCCTACGATTGATGAGGCTAACGGCAACACTCAGTCGTGGACTTTGAACGCTGCGACTGTGACGTTTGCTTTGCCAGCGGATGCTGGTTTGCAAGCAGGTACAGCTTTGACTCTTATAATTAGCCAAGACGGCACTGGTAGTCGAGCAGCAGTGTTCCAAGTTAGTGGTGCTACAACTAACGTTAAGTGGGCAGGTACAACGGCTCCGACTATAAGTACGGCTGCGAGCGCAGTTGATATTGTTACGTTTGTTACAGCTAACGGTGGGGCTTCGCCTGTTTGGTACGGGTTTCTGGCTGGTCAGGCGTTTGCATAATGCCGTTTGGAGTCAACAAAGCCGTTTTGTTGGGTGCTGCTGGTAGCGGTAGCGAATCTGGTTGGGTTGTAGAACCCACTACCTCGACACACGGTGACGGCTGGATTTACGATATCGCTTTAGACAGCGAGAACAATGTTTGGTTCACTCAGTTAGCTTCGTCTGTTAATGAACTGCCTGTAGGCCAAGTGATGGCTGATGGAACAGCAGGTGCAGCTAACAACTGGAAAAGGATGGATCCGAAGGGCGGCAACTATGGGTCTGGGCGTGGCATAGCGGTTGATAGTACTAACGGCAAAATTTATTTAGCTGGCGACGGCATTAATGATGCTGGCAGTCAATATGAAAGTTTGTTAGTTGGGATGACAGATGGCACGCTTGTCCAAGACTGGGACATAATGCGTGCTTACAGTTCTGGCAACGGGTTCTTTTATAACAGCCCTATAACTGTTGGTGCCGATTATCTTGGTACTGGTAGAAGCGTATTTTCGATTCCTTACATTTACGATTCTGCCCAAAGTCATTATTTTGCTGTCATAGGTCAGAATGACGCTAGTGATGGGTCAATAGAAAATTTAACTGGCGGTTCAGGCGGGTCAGTAATTCGTTTTTACGGTTCTCCCAACCAAACCATATATCCATTTAGTGTGATTAGAGCAACTACTAGTTCAAATCCGTGGGTTTATGCTGCATTTCAGACATCTACTATGCAACGCTTTGGATTTTTTGGCGGTCAATTAAATACTACGACGTATAACAGACGTGCTTATACGTTTTATAGCGGCAGCGCAGCTCCAAGTGTAGGTGGTATTTGTGAATGTGACGCTAATTATCTTTACTTGACAGTGCAAGAACCCGGTGGCAGTGCTGAATTTACTTTGCTTAAAGTAGCTAAAAGCGATGGTGCTATTAGTTGGCAACGAAGAATAGTAATTAGTAATTTTTCTACTAGTGGCACACATTACACTTGTCCACCTGTAGTGGATTCAAGCGGCAACATTTATGCTGCGTGGAGTATGAAAGATACTCAAAGCATTGTAGGAAGTTATTACAGACTGCATTGGGCTTCTTGGGATAGCAGCGGAAATCTTCGGAGTCTTGATGGCACAGGAGTAAAATCATTTTTTGATACTTCAGGCAACAACAATTACCCGATAAGCCTGAGAATTAGTTCTGACGACAATTTTATTTATATGTGCGGTGCAACTAATAGCCCTTATGATCCGTATATAACAAAATTTCCTACTGACGGAACAGGAACTGATAACAGCGCTGCTTTATCTGGCAACACTGATGGCACGTATCATTATCGAAATGATGTGGCTTACACTGAATCCGCTGGAGATATTGAATACGATTCAGAATACGCATACATAACTAACTGGGCTGACTGGAATCAGACTGATGACGATGTAAACGACGCAACCCAAGCTAGTGGTGTTGCTGTGCGTTTGGATGAGTTGGCATAATGTCTCACGAATTATATATAGGACCTGACGGAACGTTTCCGTTGCATCCGGGGGACATCCAAAGAGAACACCCTGATTGGGAAATAGGAGATACTCTGCCTCCTGACTGGCATCACGTAGTCAATGTTGCAAAACCAGAAGATATTCTTATTTATCCTGAGTTTGGTGAAGGGGAAAGCGAACTAAATACGGCTCCTATCCAATACACAACTCACGACAAAGAATTAATTTTCGATACTAATGAAAGTCGCTGGACCATTGTCTGGAACCCTGTGACATACGACATTGTTGAGGAGCCACCTCCCCATGAAATTGGTTGATGCCCCCGGCAAAGTCAACACCGGACGGCCACTCAAACCATTTGGCATAGTTGTCCACCACACCGCCTCAAACCGCAACGCCAACCCCGACAACGTGGTAGCAATGTGCATTCGAGGAGTCAACAAAGTCCCCGGACCTCTATACAACTACCTCATCAAACGTGACGGCACCATCATGCAGCTCACCGCTGAAAACGTGAAAGCCAACCACGCTGGTCGAGGCATGGGTGACGTGCTTGCACGCATGAAAGCAGATCGCCCCATTAAAGGTAACGCTACGGCTGCGGGGAAAGTCACAGCGAACGGCTCACTTATCGGTGTGTCGTTCATTAACGACGGACTGGGGGAAGACATTCCGCAGGAACAGATGGATGCAGCGGTAACGTTGTGCGCTTACCTGTGTTTAACGAACGGGTTCAGTCCTTTCACTCGCGTGATAGGACATAAAGAATGGTCGTCACGTAAGGTAGATCCGTCGTTTGATATGTCAGAGTTTCGTGCAATGGTCGCCCATGAAGCGAACATAGCGAAACCAGAGATCAAGTTACCGGCAGAACCTGAAGATGGTTTGGTGCCGTTCCCAGGTGTTCTGAAGAAGGGCTCACGGTCTGCTGCTGTGAAGTTTGTTCAGGAACGCATAGGTGCGACCCCAGATGGTATTTTCGGGGGTAGAACAAAAGCCAAGCTTGTTGCTTGGCAGAAATCTAATGGGCTAGTTCCCGACGGGATTTGTGGCAGACGGACGTGGGCCGCAATGCAGATACAAAGGAATGACATTGTTCAACCAGCGTTTTATTAAAGACTCACTTGAGCGTGGAATCTCTACGTTCGCACAAGCATGGGCCGCAGCTATGGCTATACCTGGCCCTGATTGGATTGACGCATTGAAGGTGGCTGGTGTTGCAGCCGCTATATGCATAGCGAAAGCTGTGGCCGCTACTCGCGTGGGGGATTCAGAATCGGCTTCGTTAAGCAATTAAGGAAATGAGGCTGTACGGTGACGCAGTATCGTCAAACGGGGGTTCAATATAGCGAATCTGGGGTGGCGTATGGCGCTCCGCTTGTCGTTACCCCTGCGACGATTGCTGCCACCGCAACAGTCTTAGACGAAGTAAGTGTCCAGTACCGTGAACCGGGACTGGCATACCGCAACAACTACACATACAGCCAAGCTGATACAGGTATTGTCGAGATCGTAGCGACCGTAACAACGGTCACTGCCACTGTCGCTTTCACGGCGGCTGCGAGTATCGAAGCAAACATTTCTGTTTCAACGATTGCTGGTGTAGCAGCGTTACCTGGTGCGGGTGTAACCGCTAACTACGTGGACATTGCAGAAGTAGATATGAGCGCTGTAGCGGCGTTGCCTACTCCAACTCTGCGAGCAGATCAGGTAATTAGCGTTTCAACGATTGCGGCTACCACAGCCATCAGCGGCACAGCAGTAGTAGACCTGCTCCCCGCCACAGTTGCAGTAACAGCGACTGTTCCAGCGGTCAGCGTTTCAGCTCACGTCACACCCGGCGACATTGCTGTGACTTCCGCTGTGGGTACAGACCAGATGTACACGTTCTATCCGGGGTCAACAAACAAAACCCCTGCGGTCGGGTTAAGGAATCAGCCAACTCCAGCAGCTTACGCTTTGATGCGGCATTACGCTGCTCGACCTAAAGCCGACAACTTGTTCATTATCAACAACAGTTCGGTGCAGAACTTTATGCCTGCGGATGCGTCAACGGTTACTCGTACCCTGTATGGGGCGCATTTGCCACCCACAGATCTTACAGCCACTGAGATATCATTACTTAAAGCAAGTGGTTTTCCGATTGATGTAGGGATTAGTGGTACTTGATGCCTGTTTACGCATACCGTTGTTTGGATTGTGGACTGACTGTTGATGTTCGTCATGGTTTTGACGAAACATATGGTGCTGACTGCGAGGGATGCGGCGGGATAGTCCGCAAGTATTTCGGGCATGTCCAGTTCGCTCCTTCAGCTACCCCGTCGAGAGGCAACATTGACTGGGGAGTTACGAAACGCAATGAGAAAAACAAAGAAGCAGACATGGCAGCGTACAAACGCTTGCGCGCTGAGGGGCTACAACCCCCTTCTATTGACGGGTCTTCCCGGCTTGAGAAACACGCTGGGGCATCCCACGAGATCCAAGCCGGTCAAGTCCTCACGGAGAAAGGCCGTAAACGTAAAGAGGCGGCCCTTAATGACGTTCTTGGGAGCACCTGATGACCGCACAAGTATGGATTGACCAGACCAGAGACATGCTCTTATCGGGCTATGTTGAGGATTTGGATTTGGTGACGACGGCTCCTTCGCCTGCGACTACTGGAACAACGTTGGTGGTGCAGGGTATCGCTTCTTCTATTGTGAAGGGTGTTGTTATTGAGGTGAACTCTGAGCTGATGTATGTCACTTCGGTTACCTCAACAACTGTTTCTGTGATGCGTGGCTACGGTGGTTCTACTGCGGGTACGCACACGGCTGGTGA